TCCCAATATTTTTTTACTGTTTTCTTTTCAGTAGTGGTTATTAATCCATTAGTAGATACAATTTTAGTTAAATCTAAATTTGCTGCATCTGCCTCTACTATTGCTTTTTGTACTGCCAATGTTGCTTCAGCAGATATTAATGTAGAACCAATTGCAATTCCATAAGGAGTTCCATCAATAATTTTTGTAGTGATGTCTGCATAAGGAGATTTTGTTCCAGAGTCGCTAAATACTTCTAATCCTGTACCTTTAAATAATCCTGGAATACCTATAAAAGCAAAAGGAAATTTACCTACACCTGTATCTGTCCCTGTCCCCCCAACTTTAATCATTGCATCTAATAAAGTCTGATTCCAACCAATTGAATCATATGATGTCAATACTATAATTACACTATCATTAAATGTTGCTGTATCAGTATATGAGTTCAATTTTGTTGCTAATGCAGTTCTTGCTGTATCATCATCAAATGTGTGGTAAATTTGTGTAAATAGAATAGATAAATCTTCTCTACTAATAATTGTAAGCATTAATCCTTTATTATCAGAATTACTTAAACTACTTGCAGAAATTGTTTTTTTGTTCAATTTCAAATAGCGATTACCACTATGATTATCTCCTGTACCTCTTATAGATATTTCTCCATCAATAGTGTATCCAGGTGTTGCTATTGTGATTGCATTATTTAAAGTTAATTTAGTACTCATGACTAATTTGAATTTATTTAATAATGCTTTCTTCTCTGATGTTTTCATTTTCTTAGGGTAATCAATTAATGGTAAATCAACCCATTTTGCCAATTCAACCTGTAATCCATCTACCCCACAAGATGCGACAGTACCAGTTAATGAATTCTGATAATTATTTATTAATGTTTGATCTACAGATAGATCAGTTGCAATTGCAATTACATCAGCACTTTCTGCTAAAATATTGGTAAAAGATGATTTTAAAGAAACTGATTCATCATAGCTGATAAAATTATCTTTTGCAAAAGAATTTATATCTGTTTGCATTGATACAATAGCTACATTTGCTTCAAATATTTGTTGATCTACGTAAGTTAATTCATTTGATGCCTCAATTTGTGTAATGGTTGTTTCTAACGCTGTTTTTGTAGTTTCAACTTTCTTCAAATATCCATTTACTGTTTTACCTTTACTTGGTTTAATTGTAATTGGATAAGTAGATTGTAATAACCAATCATCAATCGAATTTAAAGCGTCATTTATTGCATTTACATAATGACTTTCTACTGATGTTAAATTTGTTAAATCAGTTCCATCTACAATTGCTTTTAACCCATCTGCAATAGCAATAATATCATTAGATTCAGTTTGCACATTAGTAAACAAACCACTTAATGTTACTGATTCAGTTTGTGTAATTTGGCCATTATTAATATAAATATTCACTTGTGTTTGAAATGCAGATAAAGCAGTATTTAATTCAGTAATTTGATTATCAACAAATGACTTTGTGAATGTTTCTTTTGTTAAATCTACTTTATTTTTTAATGCTGCTAATGCCAAAACAACATTTTGAAACAATGTGCTCAGATTTTCTCTTTGTTCAACACTAATCTCTATTGGGTATTTTTGTTGGTCTATCCAATTAGTTCTTAATTCGTTTCCTAAAGCTAACAAAGCAGTAGAATAAGCATCTTTTTCATCTACAATGTCTAATTCTTCAGCTATCATAATATAATCAGCAGATTCAGTTTCTAATTGTATTAGATCATTTTTTAAAGCGTTTGCCTCTGCTCTTGATATGTAACCATCAGATGAAAAGTTTGAAATATCAAGTGATAAATTAGTCAATATGGTATTAGTTTCTTGATATTGCAAATCAACATAATCATTAGCTTTTTGAATATCTATTTTAATATTACTTATTGATGCAATTAAACTTGAAACAATATTGTTTTTGAAGTTTCCAAGTTCAAGACTTTCTATCCTATTTGTAATAATATTCTTAACAATTTTTATGATTTTAGCACTAAGATCAATATCTAATCTTGAATGTTTAATAGTAACCAAATCACCAAGGGATACTTTATCTAATAAAAACAAATATTTTTTATACTCTTCTGTTTTTGACAATTCTATAAAATTAACTTTATAGTTAAATTGAGGAATATCTATTTTACTATTTATAAAATAATTAGCTGCTGCAACTCTTAGTTGTTCTACTGCTATTTCTTCAGTTATATTATTATCTTCGTCTATACCTATATCTGTAAATTCGTGCACATTTATTTTTGGATTTGGATAACTATTAATATACGGACTATCTACATACTTTTCAGGAAGTAGTAATCCATCTTTCCCAATAGGCATTAATCTAGTAATAATATTTGAGATATCTAGATCCTCTTCGATTCCTTGTATATTTTTACCATAACTTATTAAAATACCATTATCTTCTCCACGAGAAACCATAAGTTTAACGATAAAGTTGTCTCTAATTAATTCTCCACCCCAAGTAGCAATAATCCCATCTGTACCCATTATTGTTTCAACAGGATTTTTATAAATAAAAACCTTTGAGTTTGTATTCTGAATATTACTTTCATTTGTAAAATCATGTGTATATTGAGTATTTGTTAATACAGCATTTAAAGCATAAGAACCACTTTGATTAGTAATTTCAACATTTTCTATAAAATTTCCAACTAAATCATAAAAAATATGCCTAGCATTAACTTTAATACCAGACATAGTTTTTACTTTTCTATATATCCTAAATAATTGTCCATCTGCTTTAATAATATTATTTTCTAATAAATACTTCCACTTACCTCTATCATCCAAAGGAAATTCTAATTCAAGCTCATATAAACCATTTATCTCTTCAGTTATTAAACAATAAATCAACTCTGCTAAAACAACTATTCCATTATTTTCGAAATTTACTTCTTTTGAATCATATAAGCAAATAATTATAACCACCTCCAATTTGGTTTTATCTCTACTTTACTAACCGAACCAGTCCAACTAATTACATTCGTTCCAACTATAAGATCCGGAAAATCACCAGACATATTTTTATTCATAAGTGTGCTGTCCTTATAACAATCCATCAAGTTAGAATCAATTGTTACATAATCAGCAATATTAGTTAGATGTATCGTGTTGCTATTAATCGTTAGGTATATTGACCCATTTCCATATACTTTAATTACTGGTTTGCTCGATGTTGTGGATGAATTAAATAATGTTGTAGGTGATGTTGTTAAAGTTACCAAGTCATTACAAACACTATATTTATGTGGTTGACATTCAAATTGAACAATAAAATTATGTAGAATTGGAATAATTTTATTTAATGAAATTTGATTGATTATTACTGCTTTATAAAATTTATCGTTTTCATTGCTGAACAATACTTCTCCACTACCATTTAACCAAGCGCAAATATTATCAACATTTCCATTATCTAAAGTACATTCTACAGATTTTACTGATCCTTTATATGTGCCATAATCGATTAATAAAAAACCATCTCTACCTTGAATTTCAATTTTATCAATATTCTTTTCAGATGTTGTGATTGAAGGCAACTTATTAACGATTATACCCATATCTCTACTATCAATATTATTAAAAATAAAAAAAGCACTCATTAATAAGCACCTCCATTCGCTAATTCAGCTTGTCTTTTATAAAATTCTAATTCCTCTGCAAAAGATTGAATGTCCTGTTTTCTATTATTTACAAAATTTTCTATAATTACGGAAAGACCACTTCCAGAATTATTACTGTATGAATTGTTTTCTTGCTTTGTCAATACTCGTTCACCTTCATGCAGAATAGCTCTATAACCATCAAACGGGACATAATCTAAACCATTAAAATGAGAACCATCTGCCCCATTATCTCCATCCATTTCTTCGTTACCACTTCTCCAAAAGGCTAATTTTTTAACAAGCCAAGAAACTTTATCCGTTACCCAACTAGATATGCCATCCCAAATTGACTTCATTCCATCCCAAATACTATTAAATAATCCTTTCCCAATATCTTCAAATATGGTAAATTGTAATTTTATAACATTTACAATTGCAGATAGTAGATTTGGTAATATATTAGCCATACCATTCCAAATATCGACAAATATTTGTTTAATACCGTTCCATGCTCCCGACCAGTCTCCCTTAATAACTGATAAAATGACACTTATTATATCTTTAATGACATTTATTATTGTTGATATCACTGTCTGAATAACTTCAAATATAGGCTTAATAATATTTAAATAGTCATTCCCATATTTATCCCATAAAATTTTGATGATTTCTAGAGCTACTTTAATAATATCAACGAATGTTGTAAAAATTCCTTTTGCCCATTCTACAAAACCTGAAAATATAGTAGAAAAACCATCTATAGTATTTTTGTTTTCTGTACCCCAATTTTGAAAAGCACTAACAAGACCTTCAATTATATTAATAAAACCACCTAATACACCACCGATAACTTCCATAGCAAAAGCAATTTCATTTTTAATTTCTGGCATATGTGCGGTTATCCAAGATGAGAACTGACTAAGTACAGGAAGTATTTTTTCACCTAAAGGCAAGAGAATACCTGTCTCAAGATTTCGTTTGATACCAGTCATTGCTTCAGAAAATGTATTATACTTAATTTGATTGATCTTACTTAAAGCATCAATATTTTTACTAATCTCACCTTTTGTATTTACTAAAGCGGAAATTCCTTTTATTCCCATATCTTCAAATTGAGTTCCAAAAAGTGCAACACCTGCTGCATTTTGTTCAAAAGGATCTTTCATTGCAAGTAGCGCATCTGTTGTTTTCTTGAATGCTTCTTTTCCTGTTTCTCCACCTGTTGCAAATGCTTTAGTCATTTGTGAAGCACTTAAACCTAATGCTTCAAATCCTGCTGCTGAAGTAGTACTTCCATCTTTACTTCTGATACCAAATTCTTTGATTGCATCTGCTGCAAGATCAACATCTCTAATACCAGATTTAGAAGCGTTTGACAACATATTAAACATTTCTTCTGCATTAAAACCTTGTGCTGCAAATGTTCCACCATACTCATTTAAAGTGTCAAGTAAATCTCCATTAGCATTAAGACCACTTTGAGCACCTTGAGCTATCAAATTATAAGCAGTATCTCCGTCTACACCAAATTGTTTTATTAATTGGTTAGCACCTTTAATACTATCTTCAACTTCCAAACCAAAGGTATCTTTAAGTAATAATGCATTCTCAGTCATATTCTTTAAGGCATCACCAGCCAATCCAGTCTGTTGGCTAATTGTTGTCATTGCTAAACCAATATCTTCAAAGTTTTCGCCAAAATTATCATTGTAAATTTCCAACATGGTATCTTTCATACCACCCATGGCAGTATCGGCAACACCTGTAGCAGATTGTACACCATTTAATGCTTTTTGCAATTCATCTGCTGATTTTGCTCCAGCCAATCCCATTCCTACCACAGCAACACCTATTGCCGCTATTCCACCAACTACGGCGGTTTTTACGTTTCCACCAATATTACTAGCCATAGTTTTCCATTTACTTTGATGTGTTTCTACATCATTATCAGCTTCATTAAAATCTTTGTCCCAACCATCTTTTTTGAGAAGAAGATCAAACCCTAAAGCACCTAAATCTATCATTGCCAATATTGCTTCACCTCCCCTTTAAAGAGGGGTAAACAAAAAAGAACCTATTCAAAGGTCCTTTGTAAAGTGATTAAGGTTTGTTTATTTTATCTTATCTGATTTGTAATACACTTCATATGTTTCCCCCACGTTAACTTCATAAGGTATTATTCCCTCTAGTGTTTCACCTGTTTTAATTGTGCTACTTTTTAATGTTTCTTTATCTTTTGGTTGTTTATCAGTTTCAGTTAATGTTTTTGTCGATGTTTTGATTGATATATCATTCGGATTAAAATTTATGGCTTTATCAGTCTTGTTTTCTAATTTAACATATAGCAAAACTAATTCCTTACCGTCTTTTAATTCATTCCATTTATCAATCTTAGTTCTTTCCTCATTTGTAATTGCAACTAAAACTTTTTTAGTTTCAACATTTGTTGAAGTTTTTACAGGAGATACTTCACCTATAGCTGGTTTTGATTCTATTTTTTCACCGCATCCAATAACCGATAAAGATACTAATGTAACCAATAAGACACTAATTAGTTTTTTCACTTTTTAACCTCCCAAATATGATATTTACTAATATAATACAATAATACCATATTTATTCTTGTTTGTAACCTTTTATTGTCTTTAATTTTGAATAGTCTGCTTTTGTTTGATTTAATCGATTTGCTTGTTTTAAATATTCTCTACCTTGTTCTGTGGACATTTTATCTTCAATAAATGCATATTTAAAATTAGCCAAAAACAAATCATGTGGCATTTCTAATACTTCAGTTTGTTTCATATTTGTGTATTTACAAACCATTCTTATTCTATACATGATATATTCTAATAAATCAAATTCCCCACTATTTTCATAATTAGGAACAGTGGGGATTATGAGTTTGGGTTTTGTTCAAGTTCGGTCATGAACTCGCTGTATCCTTTTATTATAGCTAATCTAAAATTTAAAGGTAATTTATCAACAACAAATTTATCATTGTATTTTTTTCCATCATTATTGTTATTTAATATGGTTAATGTCATATCTTTTGTAATTTCTAAAATATCAAGACTAGTCATATTATCATTTTTTCTTTCTACGTGATCCATGATTTTAATTGCAATAACTTCTGTAGGTTTTTTTACATGTAAAATATCATCTTCTGAACATTTTATATCAAATGTTTGCTCCATAAATACACTTAAATCTAACATTTTTGCCATAATTAATTCCCCCAAATTTGTTTTTATTAAGGGTAGAATTTATCTACCCTTTTTAACTTAAACTTCTTCTTTTATTTCAACTAAAGTTCCGTCTGCTTGATTAATTGCTTTAAACATTGCATCAATTACCGTTTCTTTATCTCCTGCAAAAGTTAATACAAATCCGTTACCTGCTGTAGCAATCATTGTGATTCTCAATTCGTTTCCATCATCTTTTGTATGGACAAATCTAAGTACATGGTTTGTCAATGACTTATTTGAACTGCCAATTTTTAGAGTTTTTAATCCAGTAGCAGTTGTCAAAGTTCCCGGCGATAATTTTGCAAGGTTAGCTAAATTCCAAGTCAAAATCCCAGATTTAAATGTAACTTCCTCTTTGGTAATAAAACGCTTTACTACCTCACCATTATCATCTACAACTTCATATTCTGTAGGTTTGTATTCTAAACTTGCCCCACCTTTGATTCTACCAACATTGTTAGCAGTTACCTCTAATAATTCGTCAGTTGGGATAGTATCTTCATATTCCAGTATGTATAATTTACCAGAACCCAAAATTACTTCATCTGCCATCTAATTTACCTCACTTTCATTATTGTTTCCATAGAATCCTATAAATCAAAATCCGCTCGATTGTATGTGTAGCATCGTTAGTTAAAGTGCCACCACCAATTAAAGCGGATTTCAGTATTGATGTGTCTTGATATTTAAACCCTTGATTGTATTCTCTAATATCTAAAAGCTCATTTATTCTTTTTTCTATCAAGGTCATGGTATCATAATGTTGAGTTATGATTCTAAATTCTAACCTGTTTTCTTTTATATCTCCACCACTTACAATAGCATCAGTATAAACCAAACAGGTATCATTACTTTCTGTAAATAAAGGATATATTTTTCCATCGTCTTCTGTCGAACTCAGGAGGGATGAAAGTTCAGAATCATTTTTTAATCTATTTAAAATAGCGTAAATCAACTTAATCCCTCCATTGCTTTTTTGAAGAATAATTCTAACTTATTTCTATTTTTATCCATACTTTTTTGTAAAAATGGATGAGGTTTTTGGCCTCTAGTAAAGTGCTCACCCTTCCATTTAACACTTTCGCCTTTAAACCACCAACCTGTTTTTCTCCCATTTCCATCAGTAGCATATATACCAGTTCCTTGATGTACGTAAGGTGCATATTCAACGTTTGTTCCTACACGACCGCGAAATTCAATATCATTTTCTTCTATCGAATGATTTATACTTGCTCTTAATAAACCTTCATCGATTGCGTCACATTCTCTTTTTGCATCACTTTCTAGTAATATTAAGGCTTTTTCTAAACCTTCTTGCAATAAAGCTTCTATTTCAGATTTTTTACCTTGTAAAATTTCCCTAGCTTGACTTGTATCTAAAATAATATCATCCATTATAAATCACTTTCTTTAAAAACAATTGAGTATATTTTCCAATTTGATTACTAAAGGCAACTTCATAAACATCTGAACCATTTACAATTCTATTCTTTTCTGCCTCTATATCTTTGTAGGTGCTTAGACCTGTATTTGTGGAATCTGCATATTTAACATTCGCACTCGTTAATATTGTGTAACTGGCAGGATATATTGCGACTTCAATTTCTTTTACATTAGACCAATTATCAATCTTTTGACCAGAAGATGATTTGGATTTATTATTAACTTGCAACATCATTAAATTCATATTTCTATTTATACTCATAATGTTTTCAACCTTTTGTAAGCATTAAGTTGTCTTTTGATATCATCTGGAATATCAGATATAAAAGTTTGGGAAATTCCTGAATAACTTTCAGATTGTAATCCTTCAGAACCTAATCTATTGTAACTAATTATTACTAATTCTTCGATTATACCTTCCATATCAGTTGGCAGTTCTAAAATGTTGCAATAATCTAATGCCTTTCTAATTGATTTGTTTATAAGAATAGTTATTAAATTATCTTTGATATCATCATTAATACCAAGAAGTATCTTTATATTCTCAAGCATTTTTCACCATCCTTAAACAACTTTAACCAATTCTCCAGAATAATCTGCTCCAATTTCAAAAACATCACCAGATGTAGGCAAATATAATAAAATGCTGGAACACTGCATTTGAATTGTGCCTGTTTCATCGATTATCGAAGGATTGAAAATAACTGACGTTGTCCCATTTTCATTTAAAATTTTTTGTGTCGCATGAAGATTTAAAAACATTTTTTTACCTCCCAATATTTAATATGGATATTTAATATCTAATTGATCTGGTGTTAGAGTATTAAAATCTGACAAAATCTGAGATCCTACTGGTAAATAAAATACACGTATATTCTTGATTTTTATTTTTGTGCTTGTACTATTATTAGATCCAAGAATAAACCTAATGGTATTATTATTAATAATACTCTTAGATGTTAATATAACTTTCTTATTACCAATAATATTCTCTAAAGTAAGTGAATTGAATGCTGACGTGCTTGAAATAGCCCATGAACCTGTAATATTTGAACTTACAGTATTATATAAAAGACCATAATTTAAATTTGGTGCAAAATTTGATACTAAATATGCAAACTCATTGGAACCATTAGTTGCAGTAATCTCAAGACCACTAATATCTGCGGTAAATTTATTAGCTGGACTTGTTATCCACTCTATCCATGTGATAGGATTGTAACTTAGTAAATTAGCTGGTTTTGATGGTGTTTTTTCTCCAATTAATCCAAAAAACATATTATTATCACCTATCTCTGACTGTAAAGTATATTTGCAACTGTAACCACGTTAGATCCACCAGCATCAATTACAAGCGTACATGTGGAACCTGATGTAATCTGTATTGCAGTTATACCAAACACAACTCCAGTACGTGTCCCAACGTTCGAACCGCTTCCTATTACTTCTTGCCATTTTAGCGTAGATCCATCATTAAGTTTTATATTTATATCGTTTCCTGACGATGCTCCTTTGGTAACAACCTCAAAAGCATGTATATAAATACTCTTACCTGCAACACCAGTAATTGTGATAGTATTTGGCGAGTTAGCAGTCCCAACTTGTGTAACAGTTTGAGAATTTGCTAGAATTCCTACAATGGAAGTTTGGATTGGCTTTTCCAATATTTGCGTAATTCTTGGAATACTCATTTATTCACCATCCTTCTCTAAATCATTTAAAGCATCAATTATTTTATTTTCTTAAGTCCATATGTTTTAATACCTTTTTCACTTGCTTCTTTTTTTAATTCTCTATAATCAATATCATTATAATCAACATTAGTATTTTCAAATTTAATATTTTTACAATTAATTAAAATTTCTATCTCATTTTGATCTTCTGTTTCATAAATTCCATCTACAAATTTACATAATGGTTTATTAATTTTTGAATCCCATATAATACCACGTCTATAAAATTTCATGTTTTCACCTCGTATGAAGATAAAAATAGAACACGTAAATTTAATCACGTGTCCTATTTCTTATTAATTATTAAGCTGTAAAAGTTTCAACACTAGTTTTAGCTGCTACTGTATAACCTAAAATCGTTGCTTGTGGAACAGTCAATGTATCTGTTTCTGTTGCAAGCCATGCAACAGCATTTCCTGAAACAACTACTGTTGCCCTTCCATTAACAATTGTAAGAGTTGTTGAAGGAATAGTTGCCGTACCTGCTGTACTAGTATCAGCAATAGTTACCCCTGAAGTAATTGCCTTACTAAACCATGTATGAACTTCACCTGCTGCTGTTTGAAGCTCTACAATAACACTTCTAGTCCATGCGGTTGTTCTTGCTGCTTTACCTGTAGTTGCAGGAGTTACAACCCAAACTAAATCACCAGACAAGGCTTTATCTCTAAGCTCAATTTCCTTTTTTAATTCAGGACTAAAACCAATTTTATTTAAGATGTCACTCATATTTTCACCTCATCTATTTTCAAATTTATTACGAAGTAGCCAAAGAAGTAATAGTTCCATGCATAAAAGAAGCAGAATGTGCCAAACCAATTTGTCCGAAAATTTGTCCTTCTTCTGCTGCTCCAGTTTTCGCAAGTTCTTCATAAAAGAGATTTCCTTTACCCGGAACAGGTTGAAAAACTGGCGCTATAACACTCATATCAGCTATGAGAATTGTACCTGCTGGCATAAATCTATCAAGTTGTAATGCAATTGTCCCAAAATCAGTTTCAATCTGCTTAATATTTAATCCTGCGATACTTCTATCCGTGGGAGCATATCCAAAAATGTTAGATACTTTTTGTTTTTGGAATCCATTACAAAACATAACCATATTTCTAAACATTGCACCATTGGTATACATTTCAAGCAATAATGCATCCATTAATTCTTTTGACAAAGTTGCACTAGAAGCATCAACCGTATTTACAGTACAAAGTTCAATCATCCCTCTGGTTTTATTTGCTACACCTGCATTAGTTGCAATTTGATATGATCCGTTTAAAAACGTGTACTCACAGTCCCTAGCAATCTTTTCTAATGCTCTAGCAATTTGGAAATCTTTCTCAGAAGGTGCATTATTAGTTGCTCCTGCTGTATTGATACCGCTCAATCGTCCTGCATTGCTCATTTTAACATAGGAAATGGATACTTTTTCCTGAAAAATTTGTGTTACATTTTTGGATTGTGCTCTAACATAAGAAATTGCGGTCGGGGCTGTGAGACTTTGGTTTTCGGTCAAGGCCGGCTGCGAAGCAGTTTCATGACTATATTGTGAATCAGTAGGAAACTCAAAGTTATCAGTCATCAAGCCACCAGTGAGTCCTCCACACATCGATAAGAACGGGGTCGATGTGGCCTCTGCTGTAAAAAGTTCCCCACTATAATTCGGTAAATTCCAATTTGTACCTGCTGCTACATTGCTCATATTTTATCAATCTCCATTCTAAATTTTTAATTATTTTTTATTTTGTAATGCTACAATTTTATTCTTAATTGAAATTGCCATTGGCATATTGCCATTTTTTAATGCCAATTGTCTTTCAGTTTCTAAAGCATCGATTTCAGAACTTCCACTACCTCCACCACTTGATGGAGTTTTACCTTTGAGCTTTTCCTCAACCATTTTATTAACAGTTGATGCAAATACAGCTTCAAGTTTTGCAATATTGGCGTTTGTAATCTCTTCACTATCTCCAACCATAAAATCAATAAGTTCAAGTGGAAGTGATTTTTCTCCAGCTATCTTTAATGCAGAGTTTGTTAATTCCTTGCGCTCACTGTCTTTTTGCATCTGAGCAAAGGCTTGTTTAAGTTCAGCTATTTCTTTATCTTTCGGATTTTGTGCTGGATAAAGTTCAGCTATTTTCTTGTCAATTTCCTTTTGTAGATTATTTTGTTGCCATGTACTAAGGTGCTTTGTTGCGTGTTGTATACCGCCCCCCATTGTCAAGACACGATTTTCGAAATTTAAGTTATCTCCTTTCCAAATGACTTTATCAAGTTTGCTTAAAGGGTCGTTTTTTGAGCAGAATTCCGG